AACAACAAAAAGTAGGAGCATTATCAAGTTTAAATTATTATCACGACATCACGACTAAAAAATGGGGTGGTGAAGTGTATCAATATCAAAATGACTATAAGGCACTTGAGGAACAAAAACCAACCGTAATTGATTTACAAAATACATTTTTACCGATTAGAAGAAGGTATCCAATTATTAATGAATTAGACCCAAGTGGACTCTCCCCGACAAAAACAAATTTAGTTAATTTACAGACTGATTTAAAAAGTGAAACTGGTCCATACTTCGTAACTTCAACTCATGGAGAAGAACATTACAAGAATCAAAGATTCATAAACTCCAACATATCCATGCTTGGTGAGACTCAATATGAGGTAACTGTTTCTGGTGCGTCGGAATTAAGTGCGGGAGACACGGTTTATCTTAGATTGTCTAAAAACTCCACGCCTCGACCGGGGGCTGATGATTTAGACGAAGAGAAAAGTGGGGTTTATCTTATCAAATCTTTGCATCACTTTTTTGTGATTGGTAGCGATGATGTTCAATCATTTAAAACATCAATGAGAGTAGTTAGAAATTACAGGCATGATCCAGTGCCTACATCACCAAATATGGTTTTTGAAGGAGTGATTTAATATGAGTATTATGTATCAAGGTGTTGTTGAAGATAGGAACGATCCGTTGCGTCTTGGGAGATGTAAAGTAAGATGGATGGGTTTACACACGGAAGACAAAACAAAACTAAAAACTGAAAATTTACCGTGGTCGCACCCGATTCAACCAATTACATCGGCAGCGATGAGTGGCATCGGTGAGAGTCCAGTCGGACCTGTTGAGGGAACGTGGGTTGTTGGATTTTTTAGGGATCAAGCCTTTCAGCAACCAGTATATTTTGGAACACTTGGCGGTATACCATTAGATGCGGCTTTGGACGTAGGATTTTTTGATCCGAATAAAAAATATCCACTGACAGAAGAAGGTGAAATACTTGGAGCGAGTCTAGTCGAGGAACCTGACACAAACAGACTCGCAATGGGCGAAGAGGATAATACGGTCATATCAGAAAGAAAAAATTCTCTTGATGAAATGCAAGCCCCCGCAGGAGCAGGATCTCTGAAAGACATTAAAGAGCCTGAAACAAAATTTGCCGCGAAGTATCCATTTAACCATGTAAAATTTACGGAGTCTGGTCACGTTCAAGAATTTGATGATACAGAGGGTGCAGAGAGAATTCACATTTATCACAAAGCAGGAACCTTTGAAGAAATTTACCCCGATGGTTCTCGCGTTGTCAAAGTCGTGAGCGACAACTACACAGCGATTCTTGGTGAGAACAATATTCATATTACAAAAGACACCAACGCACAGGTGGCAGGTGACGTAAACATTCTTGTAAATGGTAGTGTAAACTTAGAGGTCGATGGCGACATGGACACTCACGTTGACGGAGACTATAAATTAAGAGTCGATGGTAAGATTGATATAATTGCAGAGTCGCAGGTGAACGTGCAGGGTTCACAAATTAATTTAAACTGAGGTAGTCATGTCGCAATACACACAAACAATCACTACAAATCAAAGCGACGATGAGTTTTATAACTTTTTAAAATCATCTGGCTTTAGAATTTTTGAATATCAAGAGGAGCCTGAGTACGCAGCAGCGTTTGATTCGTGGCGTGGCAAAGCACCTTCAGCGAGATATCATTTTGTTGAAATGATTACGGAGGGCGGACACAATATCAAAAGACCTCTGACTGATCTTGAAATTTTACAATTTCATCCCGACCTTACAAAAGAAAAGGTTGCCTCGCTCAGAGCGATATATGATTTGAACGCAAATACTCGACCATTCAAACAACCGATGCAAGTGAGTAGATCCGGTCTTTCTCAAAATGACAAGGACAGGATTAACTCAGAACTTGAGTCATTCTACAACACAGTCAAACGTGTCGCTCCGCTCATTATTCGTAATATTCCAACGTATGTTGCTGCCAGTCTAGACAATAGACCCGCAGCACTAATTGGTACATCCATCAAAACTGTTTCAATCAATCCACCGACTCGACCAGAGGTCGGTGATTTATGGTTTAACTCTGGTAAAGGTAAATACTTTGCCTATCTTGCAGATGGCAAGGCTAAATATTGGGTGGAGGTCTGATGTCTCTGTGTGTAGCGAGATATGGTGATGTTTGTGGTGGTCCAATTTTTGCCGGGGCAAGCACAGTCTTGACGAATGGATTACCAACAGCACAAATTTACAATCCTGTCGCTGGTCATGGTGATTGTCCTCACTGTGCGCCGGTGACGGTGGGTGCTTCCGGTACGGTATTCGCTGAAGGTCAGCCAGTCCATAGATTTTCCGATGCTTGTTCATGTGGTCACTCTACATCAACAGGCTCACCAAACGTATTCGCAGGAGGATAATATGTCATTGTTTGATCCACAATTGGTGAACACAAGTGGTTGCGAGTTGCCAACATTGCCGCTCACCCCACAACAAAATGAAATTTTACAAAAAGTAATTAGTGGTGAGTTTTTAAGAAGTCCACTTGAGGGTATCAATAATCTTGCCACAGAGACTATTGGAGGTTTGATTGACGAAGTGGGTAGTCTATCGCTTGGTCCGAATGCTGATCCCAGTGGGGATAAGTTAGAGCGTATTCAAGAAATTTTATCGGGTGCTAGTGAAGAATTGACAAACATGGCTTTTCATGCCGATAGACTGGCGGGTGTTGACGCAAACCCGCAAAACATTCAAGGTCTTCAAGGCATTCAATCTATTGCGAGAACCTTCAATAATTTTAAAAACTCAATTGAGGGTGGGACGATTGGTGAGGATCTTGTTGATTATTACACACCTTTCTTTAGTAGTGTATTAGGACCGGGGACTACAAATTTTGAAATCATCAAGGGACTCTTAACTGGTGATTTTACTAATGCCTTAGTGAATGCACAAGCCGCCGGTATCGCAGATGCCGAAACGATTGATAATCTGTTGAGCATTTCAGAGAGCGTTGATCGAATTAGCGGAATATTGAGGGCAATTCGCCTAAGTGATGAAGAAGCCTTGGCTGGTGCTTTGGACTATCTTGCAAAAACAGGTCTTGGGTTCTCGGTGCTGGGGATGGCAGAAGATCCATGTTTTAGCCAAAAAGTTTTACAAAATATCGTAAATCCAGACTTAAAGGGGTTACTCAATCTATAACAGATAGATAATAGGATGGCGTACTATACCACCAGAGATGTCGAAACTTCCCAAAAAGAATCTGTTAGATTCAGCGATATCGATTTAAATTTTGACTTAAATCCTATCACCAAAGACATCAACACTCTCAAAAATGAGGAGGCTGTGAAACGATCTGTTCGTAATATTGTTTTGACCAATTTTGGGGAGAAAAAGTTTCAACCATTTTTTGGTGGTGATGTCATCTCTCAACTGTTTGAAAGCATTACACCATTTACATCATTTGAGATGGAAAAAGCAATTTCAAAATCAATAATTAACAACGAACCCCGTGTCGAATCATTGGAGGTTAAGGCAATAACTAACAATGATACTAACTCTGTGAATGTAACGGTTCGTTTTACGCTTAAAAATTCACAGCAACCTGTGATTCTTTCGTTTACATTAGAGAGGACTAGGTAATGACCACGGAGAGAAAAGAACTATCAGTCAATCAACTTGACTATTTTGAGATTCGTCAAAACATTAAAAATTTTATGAAATCTCAAGAACAATTCTTGGACTATGATTTTGAGGGTTCGGGTCTATCAGTCCTTCTGGATGTTCTTTCATACGTCACACACTATCAAGGTATTTACAACAACCTTACTGCTAACGAGTTGTTTCTTGACACGGCACTCAAAAGATCATCGCTTGTTTCTCATGCCAAATCTTTAGGTTACGTCCCTCGATCAAGAAGTGCGCCTGTGGCAACTGTTGACATCACTTATGCAAATGCCGTTCCTACTATTCTTCCAGTGGGACAAGTGTTTACCACAAAAATTGGAAACAAAACATACAATTTTGTCAACACCGATTCTTACACACCCGTTGATGGGCAAACGCCTAACGTCCAAGATGTTGAGATTCGAGAGGGAGTTTTAAAAACTCTTACCTTTGTCACTCCAGATTCAAAACCCTATCAAAAGTTTAGAATCAAAGATGACTCGATTGATACAAAAACAATTAAAATTACTGTGACCAAATCTCCATCAAGTAACTCAGGCATCACAGATGTCTGGACACTTGGCACAAATGCTGTTACGATCAATGGTGAATCTTTGGCTTACTTTATCGAAGAGGATTACGACGGAGCCTACTCCATCGGATTCGGTGATGGGGTGATTGGTAAAAAACTTGAAGCAGGGAATGTGGTCACAGTCACATATCTCCAGACAAAAGGTGCGGAAGCCAACGATGCAGGTTCAACAGACACCACCCAAAACCCATCTTTCTTATACTCAAACAATACTGTCGTGGTCAAAAGTCAAGCGGCAGGTGGAGCGGAGAGGGAGAGCATCGCAAGTATTCGATTT